AGCCGATCCAGTATTTGTAGTATCAAATGTATTTGTAAATGACATTGTATATTAATTTATCGGTTTTGTAGTTGTAGAGTTCTGAGAGTTACAAAATCACTCTTGCTGCCTGTTTTGTTGAATTGATTTCTATATTCGTTTACTTTCTTGACCCTTGAGTTTAACTTTCGTTCCGATTGAGCACCCGAACCAGTTGGTTGCTTTGGTGGATTTAATCTAGCGGATTGTTTAGTCTCCGCAACCGGCTTACGCCCATACATACTATTAGCAGCGTGAGCCATAATATATGTAAGCTGTGCTGAGATTTCAGGTGCAACTGCACTCTCTAGCTCGGCAAAGCGTGGATCATTTATCATAGCCTCAAAATGCTTGCGAGTATCATTGTCTTCACCTTGTAGCCAGGTTAACTCACTAACGGCTTGATTTTCAAAATCATCCCTAAGTTTTTTTCCTTGCTCTTTGGACTGAAGAACATTTAGTTGAGCGGGAAGAAACTTATCTCGGCTTTTGCGTGCATTGAGTAAACTCTTGCGTACATCTGCCTTGGTTAATTCCTTACCTTCAATTTCAGTTACTACATCTTCGGGACCATAGCCATCTGCGTTGAACAATACATCTTCAGCCCATTCAACAATATTATTAATTTCATCAGCTTTCTTCTGTATTCCTTCCATGGTATCAATGTTACCATAGGGGTTGTTTTTAATTTGCTGATTTCCTTTAAGTGGATCGTTGGAACTGGCTTCTAAGCTTGCACGTAGCTTTTGTAATTCCTCTTCAGCAGCTTTACGTTGTGCGGTTAGTTTTCCAAACCGTTCAACAGCCTTGCTTCCAAGCTTCTTACCAAGCTCACTAAGGTCATCCTCCGACATTTCATCGAGGTCAATCTGTGAAAGAACGTCTTCTGAAGATACTTCAGACTCTGCTTCAGTCTCAGAACTCTCTTCTGATTCCTCTACATCTTCTTCTGTCTCTTCTAATTCATCTGATGCAACTTCTGCTTCCTCTTCAACTTCTTCGGTTTCTTCTACCTCTTCTGTTGACTGGGTTGCTTGGTTAGCACCTAAGCGGCGAGCGGCAAGCTCGGTCACTGATATGTTTGTTGCCACCGGTTTTTCTAACGACTCGGCGATGTCGCTTGAGTGATCTTCTGTCATAATTTTGTCCATCCGTATACGCTGGATGATTGCGATAGATTTATTGTAACACCCTATGCAAGTTGCTGGCTATGACGCTCACGAAGTGCGTCCCAGTTTACCATTTTTAGGATGTCATCGTAGGCTAGGATACGGCCACTAAGTTGCTGTATTCCTTCCGTTGAAGAGTTTGCCATGTCAGCAATAACTTCTTCACGTGCTATTTCAATAGAATAAATAAAACGAGCAAATGCCTCGTAGTTAGCAAGGGTCTTAATATCTTCTTCCATAAATTATTTAGATGCAGAACGCATTACGTTGACCATTCTAGGTCCACGAGACTTAACTTGTTTATACCAGTTGCTGTCAACCATTTCGTCGGCAGCTGTCTGATAGTCATTGTTCATCAAGCCAGCCTTCATCTTTTTAAATTTGTTAAGCCTAGTTAAACCAAGATTAAACGCCATGTCAACTATTGCCATTCTAGCTGCTTCAGGGCGTTGCGCTAAATTAGGATCAAACTGTTGAGCGTCACTAAATGCTTGCCTCAAGCTGTGGTTATAGAGAATTTTTGTTTCTCTATCTGATAACTCTCTGCCATCAAACAATTCATTAATGTCAATGCCTTCTTGTTCTAGAAATCTACGGTTACCTGCATCCTCAAGATTAAACCCAATGCCTATTGTTCGATTACCTTTACTGTCCTCATAAACCTTTGGCTTGTTTCCTTCGTTTAACTTTAGCATATTAAAGTAGTTCTCAGAACGCTGTTCTTGAACTCTTTGATTTGCAAATTGACTTGGTGTTTTATTATCCGCCATTGCGTTACAATTTAAGAATACAAGACAAACGCTACATGCCTTGAGTATTGACTTCGCCCATCTGAGCGGGGTCTGTACCAATTCTGCCAATCTGGGCGTTCTCCATTTGCTGCATAGCAAACATATACTGTCCTTGGTATTTCTCCATCCTAGCACGGAATGCTTCATCTTCTTCCAGTCTTTGTTGTATATCTGGCTGAGAAGTGTATTGTTGTATAATCTGTAGTGCAATTTGACCACCATTTGGACGAGCCGGCATTTCAATGCCTGCAAAGATCTTTGTCAAGTCATCCATAACTTGTTTTACTATTTGCTCTTGAGCTTCATTAGACTGTTGTAGAACAGCGTCAGCAAGCACAGGGTCAATGCTACTAGCAGCAACCTCAAGTAGTTTATCAATATTAATTCTTCCGTTCCTATCTAGTTGGGTTAACGAAACCAATTGATTTAATTTATTTTCTTGAGCTTCTGGGTCAGAATTAAGAACATCGTAATTAATCAAGATGTCAAAGTTTTCATCGGGATCACCCTTTTCAAACATCTGAGGATCTGGAACACCAGTAACTCTAAAGAATATACTGTCTGGTCCAAATCTTTGGAAGCAACGATAAGCTAGCCTTAGAACATCAGCGCAGTGAGCCAAAAACTTGTCTACTAAAAACTGTCTACGCATCTGGCTCATTGGATCTTGGTAATCCAAACCAACCATTGCGTTAGCTTGTCTTTCCATAGTTTGTTCCATTTCTAAAGAACCCTGATTAAAGTTTGGAGTAGGACCAAACTCAAACTCGCCTTTTCTACGATATGGTATGTACCTACCTGGTCCCCAGTCTTTAGGTGCATTGCCCACAGGGTGCATAATAGGAGGTAGGGTAGCTAGACTATTTCGATCTATGCGAGAGTCACGCTCTACCTTTATTTGCTGTTGAATGCCACGCAATACATCAGGGATAGTCTGTGTATCATACAGACGTTTGCTGTCCTCTGAGAGCTTCGTAACTACCACTGGGTAGTCCTCATAGCCATTCATCAAGCTGAACTTAGCATAGCTTGGAACGCCTAGTCCCTCGTTACCGTCAAAGTCTTTGTGTATTACCGTTTCGTAAATGCCCTCAGACCCATCTTCTGGGTCAACTAAACGTTGATAGCAATGGACAACTTCAATTAATTCATCAGCTTCGTATGCAGAATCTGTAAGACTTATAGAACGACGACCTTCTTGCTCGCGTTCAATAGAATCAATGTTTACTCCACGATAGTGTTCAATCATGTAGTCAACAAAGTCTTCGTCCCATCCGTCAGTAACAACCTTGTTCTCTAATTCTTGTGCGGTGTAGTATGTACGCCAGAAACAATATGGGGAGCGTTGGGGATCCGTAACATAAGCTGGGAACATAAAGTCTCCATCGGGGGCTAGTGTCTTAACATCTGGAACATCAATTTGACGGCGCACCACCGGAAGCTCCGCGACTCCAGTCTTACGTATTTCTTTGAGTGCTCTCTTGGCTTTGCGGTCAGTTACACCGTCAAAAGTTGTTTTGATAAGCTGAACAATTTGGTCATCATCATTGCCCTCTAGAATAATAGCAGCAAGCTCTGGAGACATCTGAGCAATTTGATCTATGTCTAGCTTCTGAAGGAAGCGACGATCTTCTCTGTGCCATCCAACGTAAGTTATCAACAAGCCGCGCTCAAGCATATAGTTGGCTCCTAGCTCCATCTCTTGGGCAAAGCGAGGAATGTAGCCACTAGATACCATCCATTTAAGAAAATTAGACACTACCTTAGAACGGGCAATATCTCCCATCTCTACAGGAAAAGCTCTTACGTTAGCTCTCTTCATTGAAGAAATAAACAATGATACTAACTTGGTAACACGCTCATCAATGACGTGAGACTCCATATCGGCTGCACCTTCCCACGGGAAAGCGTCAGAACCATGCTTACGCAGGTCACGGCTTTTACCAGGCCACCAGTTTCGTCTGTCGTCATAGCTACAACGACATAGATCGAAATAAGAGTCTAGCTCATTTACGGTTTGATTGTACGCCTGACGCAGGGCTTTAACACCTGGTTCTTTGCCGACGTAAGTTAGTTCCTCTGAGATTGTATCGCTTAACATTGGTATGTATTAGTTTATCATATCTATCAAATCTTTTTAATCCAATGATAGCTTTTTATATTATTTTCATTACGTTCTTCGAAATAAATCATCTTTCCGATCAACTGACCCTGCATCCTTTTTGTAATTTTTACATTAACTTTGCAGAAACGTTCTCGGTGATGAACGGCAACATACATAG